ATCCATTACACCAACATAAGTGGGTTACTGATGGTAATGGAGAAGTAATAGTTAATTATATTATGAAACAAGAAAATTTAACTGAAGATTTTAAACTTATTGCAGATAAATTTAATCTAGATGGTAACTTAAAACAGTTAAATACTAGTGATAATAATTCAATACTTAACGAACAAATAAAGGAAAAGATATACGAAATCTTTAAAGAAGATTTTATTATATTTGGTTATGATAAATAAACTTTATTTTTCTCGTTTTTTAACTATTTTTAGCTTATGAAAAATATAACCAAATGGATTAAAAAACAATTTACCGCACTATCTGTGGCACTATCCAATGTTGAAAAAAATTCATTGGGGCAACAATACATTTCCATAGGTACCGATACACAAAATCACCAACGACACTTACAAGGTACACTTGCCGATTCACTTATAAGAGGTGAGGTTACAGAAGAAGTTGCCGACCTAAGATGGAGACTTTTTAAAATACTCAATGCCTCAGATAAGTTAATAATAAAACATATATCAACCAACCCAGATGGTGATAAATCATTTTCAGTAGAAAAAGAAACAGATAAAAAACAAAAATCACTCCTAAGAAACGTTAAATTAGATACTCACGATAATTACCCACTTGAATTAGTTATAAACAACAAAGAAATAACCCTAAGCACCCTAGATGTTATTGGTGATGATAAATTAACCCCAACAGGTGAAATTGATAACGAAAACTATCATTCACTAATTAAAACAGATAAACCTATAAAAATAGTTAGAGACCTAAGACCTAAGTTTGAAATAGAAAAGTTTGCCAAAAAGTTAAATATTAGGAGAATTTCCGACAAAGAAAAACTTATGGAGTTTTATATAAGTAAATATCCAGATAAATACGATAGAAAAACCCACCTACTAATTGCTGAAATAAAAAGAGCAATTATTAACCCAAAGACCGCCAATATATTAGATATTAAGGGTATCGGATTCACAACTTATAAAACTTTAGGGTGTAAAGATTTCTACCAATTTCAATATAAGGTTAATAAGTTTGATAAGATTATTGAGTTTAATGGTCATTATGTTTTAAAGTTTAAATGCGAAGTTATTGTAGATGGTGAATATTTATTAGAAAAGTATCGTGTTAATAAGTTAGACGAAAAATACAATAATAAAGAACGTAAAAAATAGTTCATGGCTAAACCCAATAAACGAAGTACCAGTAAAACTAAAAATGAAACAATAAAAACATATAATGACATAGTTAATGAAATATTAACGACCAGATATAGACTTAAATGTAAGAATAAGCGACAAAGAGAGTTCGCAAATCTAATATCTGAAAAAGAAATAGTGATAGCCGCTGGACCAAGCGGTGTAGGTAAAAGCTATATAACAATTGCTAGAGCAATTGAACTACTCCAAAACAAAACAAACCCATACGATAAGATAATAATATCCAAACCAGCGGTGGAAGCTGGTGAAAAACACGGTTTTCTACCAGGTGATATGAAAGAAAAGATGGAACCATATGTCGCATCATCCGTGGATATAATAGATAAAATAATTGGTAAGCCAAATAGAATTAAATTAGTGTTGCTAGAACTAATAATGGTTGAACCATTAGCGTTCATTAGGGGTAAATCAATAGACAATTCTATTCTTATAATGGAAGAAGCCCAGAACATGTCACCAGAACAAGTCAAAACATTATTAACAAGGATTGGCGAAAATAGTAAGTTCATTATCTCTGGTGACCTTGACCAATCAGATAAATTTAGAAATGTTAAACAAAGTGGTCTTTATGATGCGATGAAAAGACATAAAAATATTGATGAAATTGGTTTTTTTCAATTTAATAACGATGACATCGTTAGAAACCCAATAATATCTAAAATATTGAAAAATTACAAAACAATAAGTAATGATATTAATTAAGTCATGCAAAATAAATTCTAAATATTTACATTAAATATATATACCTTATATTATCAAACATAATAAAACAATTAAAATATATTTAATTTGGCTAAAATAGGTATAACACTTAATGAAGTTTTAAGGGATTTTATTGGTCAGTTGGCGTATACATATGAAAAATATATTGGACCATTTGATTTAAATGAGGCAGATATAGAAACATTTAATCTTATAGATTATTTTAAATTTAACTCTATTGATGAAATGAATAAATTCATATACGATGAGGCTGCATTAGAGATATTTGGTCACGCTGACCAATTACACGAAAATACAATTACAATGTTTAATGAATTTATCATGGACATTGAAGATGACGAAGAACATGAAATAGAGATTGTATCTAGAGAAGTTATGAAAAGCATCCCAGCAACACTTTTTTTTCTTTCAAAACTATCCTGTAAACCAACCAAAATAAGGTTTGTTAAAAATTATGAAGAATGTTGGGATGGTGTTGATGTCCTTATAACCGCAAACCCCACTATTTTAGAAACAAAACCTAAAAATAAGGTTGCAGTTAAAATAAATGCAACCTATAACAAAACACATGAGTCAGACTATACATTAAACACTATTTTAGATATGATAAGTGATGAAGATTTGAAGGATGAGATATTAAATAAAAAAACAACCACACATTAAAAATGATGAATGATATGTTAAACATTGCTGGTGTAAATTATGTTTTTAATTTTAATAATCTTGATGATTTACTAACTTTAGAAAATAAATCACCAAGAAAAACTGAAGAAGTTAAAATTAAAGAAATATATGGTAAAGACAATAAATTAATTAGTAAAGAAGTTACTACAAAAATATTTGACAAACCAAAAGAAATTGACTTAACCAAATATGAAATAATTAAGGCTCTTATTGAAATTATATTAACATATAATGATGACTTTGATGATGCATTAGGTTTTAATAGAGCATTAAATTCAGCCCCATTATCGTTTAAAATAAGTTTTAATACTCTGATAGAGTATGGTATAATAAAAGAGGTAGATTAATAATAAATAAAATTTTAAAAAATTATGACTAAAAAATTATCACAAAAAGAACAAATTGATGCTGTATTATCTTCGTTAACTAATAAAGATTTCGGGTTATACTTTTTTACCCTAGACACAAAGGGTAATCCTACGGCTGGTATTGCTAATATTTATGAACACGTTAAAATCTTAAATGAATTAGGTTATAATGCATGTATACTTCATGAAAAAAATAATTATAAATTAATGGGTGATAGTGAAGGTATGGGGCTTGCAGACTGGCTTGGAGATGAATATGCCGAATTACCACACGTTTCTATAGAATCACAACAATTAAACGTTGCCCCACAAGATTTTATAATAATACCAGAGGTTTTTGCAAATGTAATGGACCAAGTTAAAAAGTTCCCATGTAAAAAAATTGTATTATCACAAAGCTATGATTACGCATTGGAACTTCTGCCAATTGGAAGAAGATGGACCGATTATGGTTTTAATGATATTATAACTACTAGTGAAAAACAAGCTAAACAACTTAAAAGTTATTTTCCATCAATAAAGACACATATTGTTCCACCATCTATCCCAGAATATTTTAAACCTTCAGCGAAACCTAAAATACCAGTAATAGCTATATTAACAAGAGAACAAGGTATTGCGGCTAAAATCGCTAAGATGTTTTATTTACAATATCCATTATATAAATGGGTTACATTTAGAGAACTAAGGGGGTTACCTAGAAAACAATTTGCCGAGGAATTAGGTAAATCTTGTTTAGCCGTTTGGATAGATGATAATTCTGGTTTTGGTACATTTCCATTGGAAGCTATGGAATGTGACACACCAATTATTGGTAAGATGCCAGCGTTAATACCAGAATGGATGGAAGAGATTGACGAGAATAATAAATCAAATATTAAAAATAATGGGGTTTGGACTAACACACATGTTAATATCCCAGAATTAATTTCAACGTACATGAAAGTATGGTTGGAAGATTCTGTACCCCCCACCTTACTTAACAGTATGGAACTAACTAAAGGTAATTATACACCAGAAAGACAAAAACAAACAATAAAGGATGTTTATTCGTTACTAGTTAACAATAGAAAACAAGAGTACACAGATGCCTTAGAACAAATAAATAAACACGAAGAAAAGGTTATTGATATTCAAGTGGAATAATTAATCTTTGTATTGTTATTTGGGTAGCTTCAGTTACCCTAGGTTGAGGAACTTGTTCACTCAACAACCAATTACAAGGTGCGTAAGAAGGACTGAATAATAAATTAAATTTACATTAATAAAATATATAAAAAATGAATAATATGAGTAAAAAAGTAAATAATGAAATAACCATTATAATCCCCATACATGAACTAAAAGATGAACAAACTATTAATTTATTTAAAAATTCGATAGGTAGTGTTAATGACCAAACATTAAAACCAGATTCATTAATGATTGTAGTACCAGAAGGTTCTGACGTTGAGAAAACATTGAGTGATTTTGATTTTGGTGATTTAAAGGATAAAACAACCATTGTATTTAATCCAGGTAAAACAGATTTTCAAAGCCAATTAAATTATGGTGTAACAGAATTAGAAACCGAATGGTTTATTTTCCTTGAAATGGACGATGAGTTATCTAATAAATGGGTGGAAAATGTTGTAAAATACAAAACAGCACATGATGATGTTGAAATATTTATTCCAATAATTGTTGATGTTAATGAAAATGGTCATTTTATGGGGTTATCAAATGAAGCGGTTTGGGCCAATAGTTTTTCCGAAGAATTAGGTGTTTTGGATAATAATTCACTACTAAGTTATGAAAATTTTAACATTGATGGTATGGCAATGAAAAAATCGGTATTTGATGATTTTGGTGGTCTTAAATCAAACATGAAACTAACATTCAATTATGAATTCTTACTTAGGGTTACCTTCAACGATGTAAAAGTTATGGTAATACCTAAATTTGGTTACAAACACACAAACCAAAGAGAAGGCTCACTTTTCAATAATTATAGAAAAACCATGAACCCTGTAGAAGCCAAATGGTGGCTTTCACAAGCTAGGAAAGAATATTATTTTAAAAATGAGCGAGAAATAACATATGATGAAAATTAATTATTAATGGCTAAAAAAAGGGGGCGAAAAAGAGTAAATGACTTATATTTTGGTCCAGAACAAGAAAAAGCCGTTTTAAAATTTTTAGAAACTGAGAACGAACAAGAAAGGAATGCAATCTATAACGAGTGGCTCAGAGAACCACTTAATAAAATGATTGAATCGATAATTAGGAAATATAAATTATATAGGAAGGGTGAAACATTTGAAAACTTACATGCCGACACCCTTTCTTTCTTAATGACAAAAGCTCATAAATTTGAACAATCAAAAGGGACAAAGGCTTATTCATATTATGGAACAATATGCAAGAATTATATACTTGGATTACTAATAAACGATGAAAAACATCTTAAAAGAACGTATTCTTACGAAGACATTACTTCGGAATTAGAAAAAAAAGATGAATATCAACAAGAGATTGATGATAATGATTTCACAATTAACCTTTTCATAAAGAAATTAATTGATGGTGTTAATCAAGAATTAAATGGTGATGCCATTTCTAAAAAGAAAAAACTAACAGAAAATGAGAAAAAAATTGGTTTAGCGTTAATAGATATCCTTGGCGATTGGGAAAGAACGCTTGGGGTTATGGATGGGGGTAATAAATTTAATAAAAACACCGTATTGGCTAGTATGAGAAATTATACCAACCTAACCACTAAAGATATTAGAATCGCAATGAAAAGATATAAAATACTATATAAGATAATAAAATTAGATAGCCTTGAGAATGGGTTACAATAAAAAACCCATTTTTTTATATTTATTGTTATGTAAGAGAGTTAAGTGACTAATTATATTATAGTATATAAGAAGAACCTAATATTAAAACATAACAATTAAAACTAAAATTTTATATTTTGCCAAGAAGAAAAAAACAACAGATAAAAACTAATAATAGGCATAGCCTAGAAGGTCTGTTACAGGAAACATACAATGATGCATGTTCAAATATAAACGATGCACAAAAAAATATTAACGAATTAGGAAATTCGGCAGAACCAGAAGATGTGGACGACCTAACCAAAATTGCAAAAGAAAAAAATAACGCACTAAAGGTTAAGGACTCAGCTATAAGGATAAAACTAGAAATTGCTAAATTACAAACTGATATAATTAAACATAGTGGTGATATTCAAAAAACTATGGACGAAAGAAATAGTGGTACCGTATCACTTAAAGACTTCAAATCAATAAGAAAAATGATTGAAGATTCATCTAATGATAATGATTTATAATAATATGCGATATGGGTATAATAGACCAGAAAAAAAGTGTTTTTGGTAATATTGCGGCTTTAAATGTTTTAAATGGTGGGTTACCAAAACTACCAGATTTTAATTCATTCACATCAATTAGTAATAGCACAAATAGTGCCCAATTTCTTATAGATTTACTAAATTCATTAGTAGGTTTTGAAGCCCTAAAAGAATTTGTTGTTGATACAATATCATTTAAGTTACCACAAATAGAAACCTCCGTTAAAGATGGGATAAAGAAAGATTTAAAAGAATTAGTGTCTTGTAACGTAAACCCATCAATACCAGATTGGTTTAAACATGGTGAGTCTGGTATTGAGACTAAAGTTACGGATATAGACTTTTTTAATATAATGAAAGTCAATCCAGAAAGTCTTGAAGGTGGCCTAATATATAAGAATGTCTCTCCTGGCGTAAACAGTAAAGACTTCAATACCTATTTATATTATACAATACAAGACCCTGGACACCAAAAAAACTGGGGGTCATCTACAGTAGGTGTTGATATTCTTGAAACAACATTCTTAGAAACATCAACAACTGCCAATAACGTTTTAAAATTTACAACAAGTTTGGCTTACGAAGACAAAACACTTATTGAGTTTAATAATGACTTTATTAATAGTCTTACTATGTTTGGTGGACCCAACACATTAGATTCAACAATAATGATAAATATGATTTTTGAGGAGTTATTTAGTTCAATAAGT